CTGTAACGCCAAAGCGCCAAGCAGCAGCAGTGTTAATACTAGTGTTAATGCAAGTTACATAACCAGTTGAACCGCCAGCTAAAGATCCAACGGCAAATCCAGTTGAGGTATATAAGTTCAGGGTGGTTGATATAGCATTGTTTATTCTATAAGTCCAACCTTGTTGTAGCGTAGAAGTATCTGGTAGCGCAAACGCACCAAATGTAGTTCCAGTAATTATTTGATAGAAACTACTTGTATTACTTAGTTGCCAAGGCGTAGTAATGGTACCACCAGTAGTTTGAGCGCCGGTTGTAGCATTTGTATAAGTAACAGAAGTTGTAGTAGATGAATTTACTTGGAACATGCCGGCATAACCACCAGGTGAAATACCAGCAATAGCAATGTATGAACCAGCTGCAAAAGGAGGTGTTGTGATTGCACCAGTAATTGTGGTTGATGTTATTGTACCATTATCTTGGCTAAGGTTGTAAGTACCTGCACCACCTACACCGGTACCTAAACTAACAATAGTAGTACCTGCTAATGTAGTACTACCAGATATAGTCATACCAACAAAAAACGCACCTGTTATAGTACCACCAACTGTTAACACAGTACCAGAGATTGAGCTTGATGTGCCACTAGCTGTATTGGAAAACGTTAATGTTGCAGCACCTGTGCTAGTAATAGTCGTATTTGTTACATTTGTTGAAGAACGATCAAGACTAAATGTGCTACCAGCGGTGTTACTACTGCCTGTTAGCATAGCAGTAATCATAGTGCCCGGTGTTACGTTTGTACCTGATATTACCATACCAACAACAAAATTGCCTGATATAGAGCCGCCTATCGTTAGTGTGCTTCCAGTAATTGAGCCAGTTGCACAGTTAGTTGCTCCTGTGCCTGAAGCACCTGTAGTTGCAATACCATTACTTGAAGTAGTAGTATACCCCAATAAGTTTGCTTGTGCGGCCGTAGCAGTCCCCTTACCTGTTCCACCAGAATTTATTGCAAGTGCTGTTTGTGCGCTTAGTGTAGTAAATGCTCCTGAAGACGCTGTGCTTGCACCTATGGAAGTTCCATTAATTGAACCACCTGTAATGGTAACGCCATTTGCATTTTGAGATGCAATGGTTCCCAAGTTTGATGTTAATGCAATGGTTCCAGCGTTGTCTGGCAATATCCATGTACGATCAGCAGTTATGCTAGACGCATCAAATTGTCTAACAAATCCATTTGTTCCTTTCCACGAAAACATACCTGCAGATGAAGCATATTGCACAAAACCTGATGAAGGTGTGCTTGGTGCAGATGCTTGAGAAGGTAATGAAATTGTAGTAAATGTACCTGCTGCAGGCGTAGTTCCACCAATTATTCCATTATTTAATGTAACTCCACTTAATGCAGAAACAGTTGAACCCAACGCTTGAGATGTTGAACCAAATGTAATAGTAGAATTAGATAATTTATCATTAGCAATACTTCCTGCTAACATTGTATTAGTTACAGTTCCAGTATCAGTAGTATATACTCCATTTGTTACAGTTGCAGCATTTCCTGTTGTACTTTGATTTAATGTGGGAATATCAGATGCAACTAATAATCTAAATGTAGGAGTACCATCTGAGCCATTTGGCGCAGCTAATATAGTCTTAGCAGTCTGAGATGAAAAATTACTAGGAGTAACTGAAGTTAAGTAACTGCTTAAATTAGGACCAGTTATCACACCAGTTGTGCTATCATAGCTTAAGTTAGTATTTGCAGCTACTGAGATTGATGCACGGGCACGCGTATCTGTATAGTATTTATTAATAGTACCTTCAATCACTGCATCTGTTGAACCAGGTGCTGCAGAAATTTCTATATATGCACTACCACCCCAACGATAAATTTTGTTTGTATCTATTGTAGTATAGATCTTTCCAGTTTCTCCAGTTGCAGGAAGAGAAGTAAAACTACTATATTCAACTACATCATCTACATAGCTTGGTAGATATGTAGCAGCAATTTTAGTACTACTATCTAATGGCGCATAACCATTAGCAGCGCCTTTATTTGCAAGATTTTCTGGAGTAAATGATAATGCTGTAGTGACTTGAGATGAAGTAATACTACCTGTGTATGTTCCAGTAATATTAGATGCAGTACCTGTAGTATTCTGATTCCAGATAGGAACTGTTCCAGTAAGACCACTATAAGGAACATTTGTTGCAGTAGCTGCATTACCACCAATTGATAAGTTATTAACTGGAGTTGTAGAAGAGACTATAAAAGGTGGAGTTCCAGTAGAAACCGTTGATTGAATCGTTGTAAATCTGCCAGTACTTGCTTGTGTAGATCCAATAGGCCCAGGACTTGCAGAATCAAACAAATCTTTCCAACTAGTATCATAATTATTATTAGTAGATTTGACTAGAGCTTGTCCAACAAATCCACCAGATGCTACACCAAGTCCAGGTATACCTTGAACACCTTGAACACCTCGAGCGCCAGTTAAACCAACAGGTCCTTGATCTCCAGTAACTATAGTTATAGAATCAGTATCAGTTGTGATACTGATGATACTATCGGGAGAATTTATTAAATCTAAAGTAGAAGTAGTAGCCATATTAACGAGTTACACTTGGTAAAACTGTTACAGTTCCATATAAAAGTCTTGTTACATCATTTCTTGTTTGATTAGCTCCAAGAGGATGTACAATTTCTATATCATAAACTCCATTAACGAGAGTATCAGTTTGATTGTCTAATATTACAATTTCAATAGTTCCTAAAGCTCCACCAAGAATAATGCCACCATTTTCAGTAGTTAAAGAAACTAATATAGTACTATCAGTAACTGTTTTTCTTATTTGCATTCTTGCTGTGCATCCAGTTAGATTTACTGCTGCCCTATTAGCAGTTTTCCATGTAATTTTTTTACGATATGTAGCGCCTGCTTCTATTGTAATATTATATTTTGATGCTAACATTTTATTCTCCAAATGGATTATTTGTATCAAACACTATATTTTTTGCTTCTTGCGTGAAATTGATATTATTACTATTGCTTCCATACACATTAATTGGTTCGATGCCAGATTGCGTATCAATACTATTAGATTTAAGAGTTTCAAATACATCAATTGCAGGAACTCCGGTTTCAATACGCTCTGATGCATATTGAAATAGTTCTACTTGAAGACGATATACATAAAGTTTCTTTAACTGATAGAATGGATCTTGATGTTCAACAAATTTTATTTCAAATAATCCTTTTGTTAATGGATAATAAAGTAAATCACCTTCTGATGGACGATTAGGCAATATATTTACACTATGTTTTCCAACAACACGTTCCCAAGTTCTACGAGCAACTGTAAGTGTTGCTGATTGCTCCATCATTAAACCAAATTTTTGGATAAACGCGCCTTGACCTTCAAAACCATCAACATTTTCAAGATACATATCAATAGGATATGCGTATTCAAACTTAGATAGCCTATCTTCTCCAAGAATATCATCCTTTGCAACTAATTGACGAGGAATATACATAAATTCCTGTCCCCAAATTGAGATCGATTCAATGATCAAATCTTCAAGAAGATACTGTTCATTTCGTGTTCCATGAGAAAAATAAACGTTTGGCATATTAACCCATGCTAAAACTTAAAGGTGCAGACTTATTCATGATGTCATCTTCTAATTCTTTAATCTCAGCTTGAGCTTCAAGATATAACTTATCACCATCGATAGTCACTCCACCAGGAAGTTGCATTCCGCTAAACTTCTTGAGGTTAGTTGCCCATTGTCTTTTAATAAGAGCTGTTGTATAATGCTTCAACCAATTTTCATTATATAGTTTTGGAGCAGATGCTGGATCAAGTGCACGATAACATTCAACTAATATGTAGCTGCCTATAGCCATCTTATTCTGCCAATCTGTATCGATATATAAACGATTATTTAATCTATTAAATCTATAAAGAGGCTGACCATTTAATGTTAAATCTAGCAATGCTAGATGAGACATAACCTGTGTGTAGTATAGAATTGAAGTAGAAGATAAATCGTATAAGTCATTAAGACGCAATTGATATTGCAAATCAAATATTGACTTTGAAGTAGATGTTCCTGATGCTACAGGAAATACTCGCGTTACGCCATAAATTAAATCATTAACTTCAAAATATTGATTATCAATATCTTGCTGAGTAATTTGATGTTTTAGATATACTTTTTCAATTCCATCATAGTGATATAACCGAAAATATTCAATAGCATCATCAACACGATCTTCAACTTGCTGATCATCAATATTAATTTCAATGACAGGTTCGCCAAGTGCTCTTAAGCAATAATCTATTAAAGTTTGTCTTGATGTAACTGCCATATGATATCCTGTTTTGTTTTAGTATTTATATGTTATATGAGTAATGCTAAGAAATAAGCGATCACTTCATATCTATAAGGTTATCAATAAACTCTTACGATATGACCATCAATTATACTAGTATTTGAATTAGTGCCAATGAGCTCTGAATTTTTCATGTTTACAAATGCAGTATTTGGTTCTAAAATTTCAATTTCATGCCATTGATTAGCTGGTAATTCAATTGGTCTTGACATAGGAGTGGCTATGAATTCATAGCCACTTTCCATAGTTATTTTCATACTACCTGATGAACAATATGTGTGATGCATATATGTATGTTGGTGTTTAAGTAAACCTTGACCTGTATCGCCTCTATAAAAAGATAAAACACATCCATTAATCGTGTATTGATGTATAACATTTACATTTGATGTAATCATAATTTTTAGAAAAAAACAATAAATTTACCACTACTAGTACTGGTAGCAATAGGCAAAACATTTATAGCCCAACCAGTATTATTTCCGCCATTTGTTGACCCAGTAGATACTGGACCGGCAAACCAATAGTAATTATAATTACCAGGCGTACCTGATTGTGTACCATTTATGTATGAAATAGTAACATAGTTACAAGTAAAATATGATGTTGTAGTATTATTTATTGTGTGTTTCGTTGAACCTGTACCAATAATCTGTAATGGATAAGTTGCTGTGCCATTTAAACTAAAACTACGAAAATTTAATGTGCCTGTATTAGCAAAATAAATTATACAACCAGATGCTGTTATATTGGCGTTTGTAAAATTGTTAATTGTTCCATTAGAACCAAATACACTAAACGTATATAATGGAGCATTCACGGGATTGCAAATAACATTATTCAGCGTATAATTACCAGCGCCCATATTAACATTTGCATTAAATCCATTAGTACCTATATTAATTGTACTGGTGCCAGCATTAACTATTGCAGTAGATGAACCACTTAAATCAAAATAATCTTTAGCATTAATTGTACTAGAGCCAAGATTTATTGTTGGTGAACCTGATAGAGTAATACCACTGCAGTTAATATTATAATTATTGGTGTTAAAAGTTCCTGTTGATGCGAAATAAACATAAGTTGTAATAATATTTGAAGCTAATGTAACACTATTTGTTCCCAAAAAATTTAAGTTTCTTATAGAATTTGTACCAAGATTAAATGTAATTGGTGATGCATTTGCAAATACAACGTCCAAATCGGTCATTTTATTTGCTAAAGAAGAGTAACTTAAATCCAAATTGCCTGAAAATCGAACAGCTCCAGCAAATTGTGTAAATAATTTGCCAGTAAAATTACTTACATCAAGATTCTTTATATTTGCATAATAAAAAGCCGATGAACAGCAGCACGGCCCAGTCGTGAATGTTAGACCAAACTGTACATTGTTAGCACCTATAAATTTAATATTGGGAGGAATTCCAATTGATACATTTTCTTCTTCATAATATCCAGTTATACTAGTAGCGTAAAAAGTATCAATAGTAAAACTTAATTGCGTTGAAAATGTAGCGTTTACAATTACAGTGTTATAAGTATACCTTGACAAAAATGTTATGTTATAATTAGAAGGATTTGAAATATCCGCAGCTAGAATTAATTTATTGCCATAGTTAAGCGTAACATCTGCACCAATTGCAATTTTTTTTCCAAGAGTGCAGTTTCCTGTGGTTCCTGTTACTCCATATATAACTGTTGTGATAATAGGTGTAAGTGTAACACCAACTCCTGAAGCTGTTGAATATAGACCACTGCCCATGCTAATTCCCTGAGGTCCACTAGCGGTATTAGTGCCTGGAGGAATTCCAGTTATTGATGTTGCAAATGGTACATTGAAACATGGAAATATCATGGTATATGCATTGACGCTTGGAATTGTCCAGCCAGAATATGCAATAGCTCCAGTAAAATACGGAGCATCAATACCGGCCATAAAGGCTAATGTGGCATTATTTTGACAAGTAAATGTGATATTGCCACTACCAGACCAAGTTGGTATGCTAAAAACTAAGTTCATATTATTATATGCTGTAAGCGTTATTGCATTTCCACTATAATTAGGAATTTCAATGACAATACACGTACCAGTAGGAGATGTCTTGGGTGATAATCCTGCCACCCCTGCATACGTGCCACTAGGCTGAGTATACAGTGTACCACTTGAAGCAGAAGTTAGAATAATTTTACCAAGTGTGCCAGGATCAAAAAAATGATAGTTAGTAGATGTGACGGAAGTAAATGTAAGACATGAAAATGATGATCCTGTTGTAGCACCACCATTTGTTGCATCAATCCATCCTGATGTAAAAGTGCAAGCTGCAGTAGTTTTAAAATTGTCAACAAGTTTAAGTGCATAAGTAGGTGAAGCACCTGCAGAATAGTTAATAATAACAGGAGAAGAAATAGTTTGATTGTTAGATTTGATTGAGGCAGCGGCGGCAGTAAGAAATGTTAAACTTCCGGTATGGGTCCATGTAAGTCCTGATGCTGGTAACCACATATTGCCATATACATTTAATGTACTAGTGCCAGTCAGTGTCAATGTACCATTAATACTAGTTGTGATAACGTTGCCAGGTGTCGTTCCTACATCACCTATATAAAGTGCACCAGCATATGCAGTTGCACCTATTGTAACAGTTGGGCTAGGACCTGAATTTGCATCAAAAATAATTTCGTCTGTACTACCTGACGCTGGAGCTGTTGTGCTAGAAGCTGCAGCCATAGTATAACAGCTCTGACTAGTTAAAGCACCGCTAGAAGCAGTAGTGTTATAGGTACCTGTTCCTCCTGTCGTACCACTAATTTGAGTTCCAATAGTACCACGAGCAGTGCCGGTACTATCATATAATAGTTGATTTTGAGCTATAGTTCCTGAAGTAACTGCTGTAACTGTTAAAATAGCATTTGTTCCAGTAGGACGGCTAGCGGTAAACGAGGCTTTACCAGATGCTGTAGACCAACGCCCAGCTGTAGCCCATGTTCCTGTGCCACCAACCCAATACTTTGCTGCCATAATTAAGCTTCAGTTCCTATTGCAATTACATCCCAGCGTTGATCTTCAGCATTGTATATGCAACCAATGTATGCTGTTTTTATTCCTGATGATCCACTTGATGTACCTACTGTTACGGGAAGAGTTGTACCAACTGCTCTAAATGCGCCAGAAGAACCAGTAGTTAGTGTTATTGTTCTAGTTGCTACACCATCTGATTTAATTCTAAAAAGTAATTTATCACCATTTGCTGGAGTACCAGTTGGAGTATTTATAGTAAGATCACCTGCTTGTGCAGTTGCGCAATATTCGTCAAATGCATTGCTAGGAGTTAATGGAGATGTAATAGATCCAGTTGTTACGTTAACGCGTAAACTTGATAGTCCTGTAATGTTTAATGCCATTATTAATCCTTATTTGTATTGAACATCAAACCAGCAATCAGAAGAACCAACTGTTAATGTTGGACCAGTGCTTGAGTTACAAACAGTTATACCTCCTGGTGAAAAATATCTACCATATGGAGTTAAGTCTAAACTAAAGTTACTTGACGCAGGTACTATGAATATCAGAACAGGAACTGCTCCATTACTAGGTAGAGATGCCGCATTATGGACTTGAATAAACTGAGAACTTGTTTTGCTGTTAAACCCTGTGATAGAATATAGCGTACCAGCAGAGGTTTTAGCAACTAAACTTGATACATATTGCGTAGTAGTTGCATTTGATGGAGAATATGTAGCTGCTGATTGTGGAGTTGCTGCTGTCTGTACCGTTTGGTTAGCGGCAATAGCAACAGTTGCGTTTAAGTTAGCAGCGGTTGCTTGAGTGACTGCAATTGTCTGAGAGGCAGCTACGTTAACAGTACCAATAACTTTTGTAGTCTCGGCAGTAAGTACAACTGTACCTATCGAGTTCGATCCACTTGCAAGCGCAGGCAGAGAAGCTAATGATACTGGTTGTGTTGCTTGATAGAATGTGCCAGTAACTGGAACAGCACTAGCTCTTAACTGAGTATCTGTCAATGGACCAGTAACTTCTACTGACGCTGCAATTGATACTGGTTGTGTTGCTTGATAGAATGTGCCAGTAACTGCAATTGACTGAGAGGCGGCAATTTCAACAGCACCAATAGTTACTCCAGAGTTTGCTGCTAGCTTACCAATAGCATTAGTACCTGCTGATAATGCTGGTAATGATGCTAATGATACTGGTTGTGTTGCTTGATAGAATGTGCCAGTAACTGGAATGGCACTAGCTCTTAACTGAGTATCCGTTAATGGCCCAGAAACAGGTTGTGTTGCTTGATAGAATGTGCCCGTGACTGCCACGCTATCATTAGTAGCAATTGTAACTCTTTGAGTACCAGCGTCACGAACACCCGTATTCATTGAAATTGCTTGACCACCCAATTGACTCAAGTTAGTTACAGTAGATACTGTGTCAATATTACCAATTGAATTTGTTCCCGCAGGAATAGCGTTAATTGTGACAGTGCCAGAAACAGGTTGTATTGTCTGCCAGAATGTTCCTGAAACTGGAACAGCACTACCTCTTAATTCAGCATTTGTTAAAGGACCAGAAACAGGTTGTGTTGTCTGCCAGAAAGTGCCAGATACTGGCTGAGTGACTGAAGATCCATCTACTCTTAATGCACCACTAGTAGTTAAACTTAATGCGTTATCAAATCCATTTGTATATGTAGGTGCAGTTGTTGTAACTGCACCATATACTTTACTTTGAAAGTTATTAGGAGTGCTCGATGTAACTGTTATGGATTCTAATGCTGTTAATGATACTGTTCCAAGATCTACTGTTCCAGGCACAGTTATGCTAATATTCTCTAGAGCTGCAAGTGATGTTGCCCCAAGCTCAACTATACCTGTAACAGTAGCATTTAGGTTGGCTGCAGTTGCTTGAGTTACTGCAAAACTAGTATTAGTGATAGAACCAATTGCGTTGGCGCCTGGTGGAATTGAATTGATGCTAACAGTACCAGATATTGGCTGAGTTGCTTGCCAGAAAGTTCCAGATACAGGAACGGTATCATCTGTTGCAATCGTAACTCTTTGAGTGCCAGCATCACGAACACCTGTATTCATAGAAACTGGTGTACCACCTAATTGAGATAGATTAGTAACAGTTGATACTGTGGCAATATTACCAATAGAATTAGTGCCAGTTGCTAATGCTGGTAATGACGCTAATGATACTGGAACAGCACTAGCTCTTAACTGAGTATCCGTTAATGGTCCAGAAACAGGTTGTGTTGTCTGCCAGAATGTACCCGTGACTGCAACTGGTGGTTGATTTGTTGCAAGAACTACACGCTGCGTTCCTGCAGAAGCATTGCCAGTATTTGTATCGACTGCAGTGCCAGAAACCTTCTTAAGATCAAGCGATGGATTTGAAGAACCTTGTGCCATATTAGCTTACCTCTATACCAAAAGCAGAAAACGATAAATCTGCTGTTCCTGCATATACTCTGATTACATCTGTGCTGGCTAGAGTGATACCAATTGTTGCTGCATATGTACTACCAATATCTATTGTTTGATCATAATAGATATAATGTTGATTAGCAAGCGTAGCACCTGCTGGAGATACAGCAATTCTAAACGTAGTTGCTGTCACTCCTCTGTTACAAACTATGATTGTTGATATAGTGGCCGACGTTGCACCTGGAACAGTGTACAATGACGTCATTGTAGTAGCACCTGGCGCTGATTGACCTAAAACTTTTAATACTTCTGCCATATTATGCTCCCATTAGTAAAAACCGCCCGGCAATATTTGTAGGAAGTCTTGCTACATTGATAATTCCCGTTGTGATATTATTGGCATCTAAACTGCTATTCGCTGTTAAATACGCATTAGTATCAATTGTATAAGTGTCTGCTGTTGCACCGCGTTTAATGAAACCTACACCTGCAGTTGTCATTAATGCAACAAGATTTGTTAATGCTGGACCTACTTTTAAATCTAATGATCTTGATGTCGAAGTATTAGCTGAATAAGCACCACTTAATGCTAGAGTGACAGTGTTATTAGTTGCTGCTGCTGCAACTGCACTAATAGTTAGTGCACCATCACCAATAGTTGGAGCACTAGATAGTTGCGAATAAGGTAAACTTAATGCACTTAATGTTTTAATTGTAGAATTACTCTCTGCAGTAATATTAGTTGCATTGCCAGTTAATGCTCCAACAAATGTAGTTGATGTTACACTTGTTAAACCAGTAAGTGTAGTTGACGTAGAACCTAATGATATTGCAGTTGAACCAATTGTAATGCTTGAATTAGATAATTTATCATTATCAATATTTCCAGCTAACATTGTATTAGTTACAGTCGCAACATCAGTGGTATAGATACCATTAGTTACAGTTGCAGCATTTCCACCAATTGATAAGTTATTAACTGGAGTTGTAGAAGAGACTATAAAAGGTGGAGTTCCAGTAGCAACTGTAGAAGTTATAGTATTAAAACTTGGAGTAGAATTAGTAATAAGAGTTACTGTAGATCCGGACACAGATGTTCTTATATTAGTATCGCCAATAAATGATAATGTTTCATTTAATAGTCCTACTGATCCAATGCCAGTACTAGCAGATAATGATAAAGTAAATCCAGATGAAGCATTAAGATTTGCAGCACTAATTGCAGTAATTAATCCTTTAGAGTTTACTGTAATTACTGGAATACTTGAAGCAGAACCATATGATCCAGGACTGTTATTTACAGTTGCAAGACGTGCTTCTGCAGTGACATCATTACTTCCATCAAATAGAGGAGATGTATAGTAAATATCACCTGTTATAGAAATTGTTCTAGCAGTTGATAATTTAGTAGTAGTAGTAGAATTACCATTAAGTTCTGCAGTAATTGTTCCAGCAGAAAAGTTTCCAGATGCATTACGTTTTACTAAAGTAGTAGGTGTATTTGCGTCAGTTGCAGCACCAACTAAAGCTATTAGCGTATTAGATGTTCCAATCCCACCAACAGTAATATTTTTACTATTTTGATTACTTAAAATTGCTTTCATGGTATTCTAGTAATTTCTGGATTTATTGTTACGATACCTTCAACTACTCGCATTTTTAAACTATCTAAAACAATTTCAACATCATACAAATATCTTCCTGGCTTTATTGCAGAAGAAGCATTTCCTGATAATGCTAGTGTTAAAACACCATTTGCTGGATCTGGTATTTGAGCGATAAACGCATACGCAGTGGTTGAACCATAGCTTTTTCTAAATTGTGAGTATATTGAAAATCCTGTAAGATCCATTATACTACCATCATCATTTTGCAATGAAATTGAGATGATAAAATCAGACCCTTGATCTATATCTAAATAAGATGTCATTGCCATATTGGGTACCTCTTATTTGTTTGCAAGTTGATTTTGAAGATCTTGGACTTTAGCGTTTAATTCTTTAATTGCCTCAATCATAAGTCCCATCATGTTACCGTATGATACTGAGTAAGTTGTCTCTTCTGAACCAGATACTGCTTCTGGAAGAACTTTAAGAACTTCTTGCGCAATAACACCAGTTTGTCGTGATATTTCAATATCTGTACGATCAAACGTATAACCATTTAACTGTAAAACTTTGTTTAGTGCATTCTCAATCTTTTCAATATTAGTTTTAATTCTAATATCTGAAGATGAAGTAATATTACCAGTTGCTAAAATTGATCCAGCGCCAGCAGTTGTATCTGAGTCTGTTGTTGTCCCAACAGATAGTCCATAGATAGTAAATCTACCACTGTTATAAGTGCCAGCAGTTATTCCTATATATGGCGCAGCTCCAGTAGCGCCTATTGAATTTGCTGCTAATCTTATATTTCCATTATTACCAGTGCCAATTCCTTTACCAGAGCTAATGTATACATTTCCTCCATTAGAATTACCTGAAGGATAGCCATTAGATCCTTGAATGTATATATTACCTCCTGATTGAGATGCGCATTGTGCACTTCCACCATAGATATTAACATCGCCAGGAACTGCTGCTGCATTTAAAGTATTACCATTACCACCACTAAGAGTAACAGAACCTCCACAAGTTCCACCACCAGAAGTTGCATTAATACCTGATCTACCGCCAGTGATCTGAACGCTGCCGCCAGCACCAGCACTAGTTGTATCACTGCCCGGGCCGCCATTTAGATAGAGTGTATTGCCTGCGGTTCCAGATGTAATTGGAGCATTTGCATTTGCCGATATGCTCAATCCATTAGCAGGATCACCATTGATAGTATTTACAACTAATCCTGTTAGAGTTATTGATGAAGGGATAGCACCAGTCATTGCGCCTGTGGTGCTGTTATAGCTAATTATTCCTGATGCTGATATTGCAGATCTAGCGCGTGCGTCAGTATAATATAGATTAGTGCCTTCAGAAATATTAGTTGTGGTTGCTGCAGTTGCACTTAATTGTCCACCAGTTCCTAATGTGACAAATCCAGATGTTCCTACAGTTGGAAGTTTTACTGTTCCATTGACAGTTGTCGTTATTGCGCTAGCACCAATAGTAATTGCAGAAGCAGAAGAAGTTCCAATACTAACACTACCAGCAATTCCAAAAGATCCACCTACTCCACCATCAATCTGAACATTACCACCACTTCCTGAATTAGTGCTATTTGAACCTCCTTTAATAATTACATTGCCGGGATTTGCACTAGCATTATTTCCAGTACTAGCGCCACCAGTAATATTGACAGATCCTGCACTACCCGCTGCTGTAGATGTACTAGTACCTGGAGTTATTGAAATGCTATTAGTAGTTAGTCCATCTCCAGTATTCAGTGTAAGTGAACCAGTCGCACCAGTCGCTGAATTAAGAGTTGTTATTTTGAAACTTACACCAGCTGTGTTAGTTGTTATAATGTTAGCTGTTGCATTACCAAGAGTAATTGCAGTAGAACCAGATGCAGTTAAACCGCCCGAGAAAGTAGATGCAGTAGTAGTAGTAGCACCACGTCCAGTAACAGTTGAAAGATCATCTGATTCTGCTGTTAAATACGTATTAGTATCAACTGTTAAGTTACCTGACGCATCTGACTTAACAAATCCTGCAGTCTTAGTTCCTATTTTAGTTAATGAAGAACTAGTTACTGCACTACCAAGTGTAGTAGAAGAAAGTACTGAAACATTATTAATCTTAAATTCTTTGCCACTTGCAAGATTCCAGTGTTCGCTAGATGTCCAATTAGAATTTATATTATCCCAAATAATTGTTTTATTAGTAGCACCTTTTAGTGTAATACCACCACCATTTGCAGTAGCATCGGTTGAACCGCCAATAGTTAAAGTTGCTCCAATAGCACTTCCCGTGCCAGTCATTGTATTATTTAAAGTAATTTGAGTTGAGCTATCTACGCTTACAACTACAGTGTTTGCAGGTAATGTAACTGATGATGCACCACTAAGTGCACTAACTGCTGAGCCTGGAATAATATTTGCAGTGCTTGATAAATTGGTTACAACAGCAGATCCTACTGTTAGATTTCCTGTTGGTGATACTGAAGTAACACTACCTAGTTCTATATTTTTATCATCTACTGCTATTGTATTGGAATTGATTGTAGTAACTAAACCATTAAGTGTTAAGCTTCCACCAATAGTTACATCACCAGTGAATGCTCCGGTTGTAGCACTTAATGCGTTTCCATTTATAAAATATGAAGATGTATCTGAAGTTATATTACCAGAAGCATCTGATTTAAGAACACCTGCAGTAGTGATACCTAATTTTGTTAATGAAGATTTTGTTATTCCAGTTCCAAGAGTATCATAATTAAGTACTGAAGCATTGTCAATCTTAAATGCTTTATTTGATGGGATATTAAAGTTTTCGCTGGACGTCCAATTTGAGTTAATATTATCCCAAATGATAGTTTTGTCACTAGTGCCTTTTAATATAATACCACCACCATTTGCAGTAGCATCAGTTGCACCACCAACGTTAAAAGATAAAGAACCAGCAGTGTTTGCAGTTAAAGCAGTAACTGTAATTTGAGTTAAGCTATCAACACTAGTTATAACTGCATTACTTCCAAAAGCACCTGGAGTACCAGTTGTCTTTGTCAAAGTCATACCCGGAATAAGACCAGCCGTTGTATTTGGCGAAGTCATAGTAAGAGTACTAACTGTTGCTGAAGTAGAAATCGTACCAGTTAACGCGCTAACTGCTGAAGCATTACCTATAAAAACATTAGCATCTACAATAGATAAATTTGTAGAATTAATAGATGTTGAATAGCCACTTACAGATAAATTTCCTGTAATTGCAACATCACCTGAGATAGCTCCACCAGTCTTTTCAAACTTTGCACTATCTAATGAAGCAAAATTTGCGTCAACTTCTAGATTAGACAATCCATTTGAATTAACAGTATTACTAGTTGGAAGTGTAGGATTACTAGATGCTCTATATGTTAGAAATGCCATAGTTTTATCTTTATTGAGTTATTCTATTATTTATATTAGGCCGAGGGGTTGCCTGGACCAGGATCGCCTGGACCAGGAGGACTAGGATCAGTTCCTCCACGATCATTACCATATCCCCATCCACCTGTCACAGTTCCAGCATTTGGATTTGATACATAGCCACCTCCACCACGAGTACCGCGTGAATACTCATAGACTGGAACTACAATAGGAGGCGGATACGGAATCATTGGACCAGTTACATTACTTAATGATACAATTTCAGTTGATGTAGTTGGCGTATTATTTCCATAAACTCTAACCCACGAGCCATTACTTTTTACATATGCTTCGGCTACTTCTGTCCAAGCATTGTTACTTCTTACTGAAATATATTGAGGTTTTGTCCATGCTCCATCTCGTTTAATGTTTATATCAGTCTGTTTTGATGAAAATATAGCATATCCATTTGCTCCAGCTTGGCCATTGGCGCCACCAAGACCAGCTAGAATCCATGGATTGTAATAACCTAAGGATGTATAAAAAGTTTGATTATATTGATTATATAGATTATAGCTAAAACCAGAAGACCCAGACATTGCACCATAATCAGCAGTAGGTTCAGTACCTCCAGCACCTGATGGTGCTCCTCCACCTCCCCCGCCGGCGCCGCCGCCATCACCACGCTTATCTTGCCCTTTACCTCCAGACTCATAGCTTGGTGTTACGCCTAGATAAGATGTATATGATTTTATGAATCCATTGGAATTAACTCCAGCGCCCCCGCCACCGCCACCTCCAGCAGCTGCGCATATGGTTGTGCCATCAACATATTGTAATATTGTTGCACCTCCACCTCCACCACCTGCACCTGAAGATCCAGATCCACCAGCATTGCCACCGGTGCCGCCACACCAGCCACCAAGCCATAGATATAGACTATATCCACCAGCCCCTCCGCCGCCGCCTGTGACGTCACTTTGACCTGGCTGTCCGCCAGAACCTACTATACAGCGTAAACTTTGTCCAGCCAATAGATATACCTGACCAAGCTGTCTATCACCCGGTAATCCATAACTTCCAGTGCGATAGGCATCATTCCCCCCGCCGCCGCCACCGCCGCCTACTAACGCATAATCTAAAATGCAATTAGAGATGGCAGTTATAGTGTGCGCATATCCATCATATGAAAATTCTAGCATATAATTAAGTTATTCTATTGTTTATATTAGCCGCTAATCCCGCCATCATCTAAGTTACAACTTGCTTATATTTTAAACCAAAAATCGCCATCAATTGCTGAACTTCCAGGATCCCAGCTCTGAACAAATTTTCTTGAATTGTCCCATTTATTTTGTAATCCATTAACATATGATGTAGTAGCTCTGTCAGCCACTGCTCGATCCACGACACTAAGAGTTTGATTTTTTGTATAGTAATTAGTAAAAGTATTATCAACTTGGTATTGCGTATAGTAATTAGTTAACGCCTGTGTAATTACATTACTAGTTTGACCTGCTGTCCAATAATAACTTAATGCAGTTGAAATTGCGTTATTCACAGCAGTTGTAGTTGCATATGGCTGTAATGCAGTTGAAATTGCAGTATTCATACCAGCTGTTGTGGTATAAGCGGATAGCGCTGTTGAAATTGCAGTATTCATACCAGCTGTTGTTGTATAAGCAGATAGTGTATCGCTAAGTTTTGATGCAGTATACGCAGTAGTTGCGATTCTAGTACTATTATCAGTTATTGTTGGGGTTGGAGCATTTGGCGCTCCAGTGAATACGGGAGATGCAATAGGAGATTTTAATGCTATAGCTGCGTCTGTTAATGCTTTTATGTTAGCAACAAACGCAGTAGTTGCAATTGCATTACTATTTGAATCAATTGTTGGGGTTGGAGCATTTGGCGCTCCAGTGAATACGGGAGAATCTAATGGCGATATTGTTTGATTAGTATTATTTAATCTATAGAATATATTATTTGCATCAGCCCATATATCGCCATTGATAGGTGAATTCACAGAAGCAGTTTTTGCAGGAATATTTAAAGATGCTCTAGTTGCATTTGCTGCAGCAAATGTCAATTTACCTGTCATAGTATCGCCAGCTATACCTACAGCACCAAGATTAATACGAGCACCAGCAGCATTATCAGATCCACTTCCACCATGAACTACTGTAACTATTCCACTTACATTATCTGCAATAAGAGCACGATCTGCTAAACCTGCAGTGTCTGCCTTACCAGCTAAATGTCCGTTGAAGTCAATAGCAGTAAGACCACCTTGACTATCACGAATTGCAACTGTATTAGCTGTAGACATTCCATCTGGAAGATAACCATTTAGTCGCCATGCATTAAGATTTGCATCACCAGCACTTAGCGTATTAATTCTATCTCTTATTGCAATAGGAGTAAAGTCAACTGTATTTAATTTTTGAGTAAGCGAAACTGAAAGATATTTAAAGTTATTATCCAGTTCTTGAATTGTTAGTGGATAGCCTTTTTCAGCACGCAAAATCATAGATGAAGCAACACTTGCTCCATCTAACTTAAGATTTATAGAAAACTTTTCAAACTGTATTAAATCTGTTCCAACTACAGGACTTCCATCAGAACTAATTACCCATCCAGTATCTGCTAATGATGCACCTTCTTGAACAAAAACAATTGTGCCACCAGCTTGCGATGATCCTGCTGAAAAATCACTTGCTCTAGTCCATGATCCATTAGAACCTATGGTGTAGATACCATTTTGAGTTTTATTTGTTTGTGATTTTACAAGAATTCTATTTCCAGATGCTATACCAACACCATCAATAGTTGCAGATCCTAATACAAGATTGGTTGTAAGTGTTACATTTTGAAGCGTAGCTGCTCTAACTTGAGTTAATATAGTTGCCATTGATTATTTTCCTTTTAGGATCTGCGCTAACATTTGTTTCATTTCTTCTACTTCAGATTTCAAATGTTGAATTTGATTATTTTGATCTGCTACTATCTTAGCATGATTTTTAGCAGCATTATTTCTTCTTTTATAAGCTTCATATTCTTCATCATCATTGCATATAATAGCATGAGAAGACATGTCTCTTGTAAGAGAAACATGTCCTTCTACTTTTGCAAATGCTGGAATTATGCTGCTGCGCATGCAATTACTCTAAAATCTTTAATACGAGGTACTTTAGATTTATTTATAGATTTCATAACGAGTTTAACCATCACGCTATCAAACAACGATAAGTTTTCTACGTTAACAACTATATCAGTAAATTCAGTATCAGATTTTGTATAACCAGATACTGGAGTTCCTTTAAGATAACGAGAACCAATAAAATCACCAGATACTCCAGCTCCTGTTTTATAATATACTTCTACATTAGCATCTGATGGAATAATTGCAGAAAACATTATTTTTAGCATATCAGATGGACGTGAGAAATTAATCTTTTTAGTCACATATTTACTATGAGTTGAACCTCCAACTGCTGCGTATTCTGATTTAAAGTGTGATAACCATGTAATAGCAACGGTAGTGCCAGTAGTAGTTTCTGTAAGAACATCACTGCCATTATATGCTTCAACAGTAAAATATAAATTTCCAGAAGAATCTTGACTCTTATTTACGACTACCATATCTCTAGAAGCATTAGTGATATTACTATAAGTAAATCGTAAAACATCACCGCTATTAATGTTATTATTTAAATAGCTAAACAACGTTGGCTGAGAAGTAGAATTAACTACTAGCGTTTCTACTAAGCCATCGCCATTAATGTCCATCAATTGGAATGGCTTTGATGATCCAATTTCAGTACTAGCCGCAATTATAAAATAATCTAATGCACTATCATTAATAGTTAAATCTGGACTATCAATTTTATTGCTAATAAGAGTCATTGCTAATCTATTTAAGTCAATAACTGGAGAGATTGAAGTTAAGACTGAAGATGGATTTAATGTAGCAATAATACTTAGACCACTTGGAAATGTAGCATCACTATAGTTATTTTGAGAAGGATATACCTTTACTTCTTCAAACGTTGTATTCTGTTTAGGAATCATATTATATGTAGAAGCAACATCACTGTGATTAATAACTTTAGCTTGATATGAAATTGAAGTTCCTGGTGGGACAACTTCAGCAATTTCAATCATTGCAGTTTCAAATTCGTAGTTTTCAAGAGCAGCAATATATCCACCACCAGCTTGGCCAGTAGCAGTAGATACTGCAGTGCCCGGAAATTCTACAACATATGAATCTAATTCAACAGAAATAATAGGTAAATCTATATCAAAAATATTAGCAGCATCAATGCCATTAATACTTGTGATCACTTGACGTGTCTTAAATCTTGCGTATTCTCCAACTGCAAATCCATTATTGCGATGAACAACTCTACATCTTTTACTTCCAGTAATAAAGTTGAATGGATTAAATCCTAAATCAGTATATCCAAGTTTTGGAGGAATTAATTCAATAGTTACTGGCGTTGAACTAAATTCTGCACGACGAATAACAAATTTCATATCTTGCGTTTGATCAGCAGTCCAAGCAGATGCATTTTGTGACTTAAATAAAACGCCATTATATGGCTGTGAACTAATTCTAACTCCATCATATCCAAGAGTATCTGTTTGTGAAATATGAATAAGATAATTATTAGAATCAGATAGAGCAACTAGTGCGTATTCAACACCATTCTGTAAGAAAACTGGAGAAGTAAATGTAAATTTAGTTGCAACACTAGCATCTGCGCTTGTAGCAATATTTGCTGCTTTCATTTCTACTCGTGAGAATGGAAGAACAGCGCTTCCTGGATACCCATTAACAACTTCTCGTATTTCAATACGAACTGGAATTTTTGTATCAGCACCAGCAAAGAATAGATCCACTGATGTAATGAATGCACCACCTTCTTGCTGCACCATAAAGGTTTGAGCAACAGGATCAAACCAACCGCTATCTCTAGTAGCTCTATCTGTTGTCGTAACAATTGTTTGATTAGCAGATACTTGTTCAGATACTAATGATGCTGTTCTAGTTGAAATAATAGTACGTTGTTTAATTTCAACTAGGCCTTGTGCCTGATAGAATGCGCCTCCACTTGTAGATTCACGACTTGCTCTAATTGAAGGTGCTGATGAAGTATCATCAGAGAATCTTAATTCACGAGTTCCAGTTCTAAATTTAATCTGAGGATTACTTGGAATTCTAAATATACCTAGTAATAAGCCTGTATCAGTTGAAACAAGATTAGTAAAATCAGTTCTAGCAATAAACTTTACTCTTGGCTTAAAAGCATTTGCTGTTACATACTCTCCTTCTAAGTAAGAATTAGAACTTTGTGAGAATTGTCCATTACCTTTAATATTCAATACGTAAATGTAATATTTAGTGCCAGATTTTTCTTGACCAACTACAATTGCAGTATTTCCTGTAGCAACTCCTCCAACATATTCTTTAATAACTTCGCCGTGATTAAATGCTACTTCTACTTCTTGAGTTGTATGTCTAGGTCCAATAGTCTTAACACTCACTCCACTAGCAGTAGTTCCGGCATATGCTGGACTAATTTTTAAATTGTAATTATTAGTGACTTCAGTTACAGTATATTTGATACTAGTTCCAGTATTTAAAGTGTCACCAACATCTATTTGCTGTATAAATGCAGTAGCTAATCCTACAACAGAAGTACTTCCATTAGTAAGAGTCACAGTACCATCAACAGTTGCACCATCTGAATAGAACACAGTTCTTTCAGTATTAGCTACTGCAGATCCTGCATTTCTTGTTACGTCAAATGTTTGTGCATATCCTGTTATAGGAGTAATTTCTAATCTTGTTGCACTCGTAATGTAATCATTAACAAGAGTATTATCAAAAAATGCATTGATGCTAGTTGTAGGTTTGAAACCGTAACCAGTAAATAATACTGCACGTGGACGAATATATGGAACAACGCTAGTGTCTACTACTCTGTCATCAGCAATGCGTGAATCAACTTTGTCAGTAATAAAAGTTCTTGTTCCTGATCGTGCACTTTTTGTTTCTACTGCATCGGTTTCAATCGTAAGTACACGAGTTCCAGCTACTGAATTTGCTTGAGCGCTGTATACATCATGGTTAGTGTTACCAATAAAGTCTAATTCTTCGGTTGTAAATGTAAGACGATTTCTCCAGAATGAACCACCATTATTAGATGATGTAAGAATTTCAGTATCTGCTTGAGACCATTTGCCTAGATTTTCTTGTCTAGTTGAAAGCGCTTTTGTAGAAGAAAATACTGTCTGCCAAGAATTCCATACTGTTCCTAGAACTCCATCAGCAGTTGCTTTAGCAACTAAAGCGTTATATTGTCCTTCATCATTTAGAACAATATCAGGGCGATAACTTGTTGAAAACCAAGTATCAGACCAAGGGTTTATATCAACAACGCCTTTCCAACTATATAGTGCATATGGATTTAGATTTAAACTTATTGAAGCCTTAAGTTGACTAATCATATCAACTTCGATATATGGTAACGTAACTAAGTCTCCAGAAACTTTATAATTTCTAGTAGTAGCACTAACGTTTTCAAGCAATGTTACTTGCTTTTGAGAAAAGAATGGACGTAATTCTTTTTTACTTGAATCAATTGAAGCATTCCAGTCATCTGAAGAAGTATTGCCAACACCTTGTCCATCAAATGAATCAACTAAGAACCCATTTTGATATCTATCATAGCCATTTGAATCAGTGATACGCATATTCTTAGTATCCATCTCAGTCAAACTTAGCGCAGTATAATATTCAAGATCTTGAATGCGACGTTCTAATCTACCAATATCTCGCATTGTATAGCGCTTATTTTCAGTTCTACTAATTATAGTGCCATTAGCTTCTCCACGCTTAAATGTATATGGCTCAATATTAATACTCGCCAATTTCATTGTATTATTTGGAGTTTTAGGTTCAGTTGCATTTTCAGATGAAATACCTCTAGATACTACATATGAACCAGTAGTACTAAGTGAAATGCAATCTGTTCTTTCAAGATAATTTGTATACTTTATAGAAGCAGTAGTTCCGTATTTTGGAAGATACTTAGTAATAAAATTAGATGAAGATGCAATTGGTCTAAAGTCAATAGAATCTCTTAATGCATAATTAGATACTGAAAAAATCTGATCATATGTTATTTTAGAGTTAGTACCCCAAATATAAGAATTAACGTTTAAGTATCCACTTGCATTTGTAGTTCCTAATGCCAAGTATTCATAGCTAATTGATATTGGTCCAATTGGTGGTGCTGCGCTTTGCAAAAGTGTTATGCTAGATTTTCCCGCATGAGTAGTTTGCTGACCAGAATTAAACGAATATCTATTTGTAATATCAGTATTATACACTGGGCTAGCAGCAGTAGTACTATTAAACCCACGACTATCCATAAGAACAGAAATAATTCTAGTGACAAATGGTCTATCTAAAGTAATAGCTGATGCTTGCGCAAGAGCTTGAGTAGTAAGCTGAATAGGTGTAGATGATGTTACTGTTAGATTGATTTGACCATTAGCAACGTTAGATCTTTTCATTGTAGCTAATATTGAGTATGTGACACCGCCAGCCAATCCACGTAATGTTAATCTAGAACCAGTACTTGCTAAAGTTGGAGTTACAATAACTCCAGTATCATTTCTGGTAACAATATAATTAGTAAAAGAATTGGTTATACTTTCAAAAGTATAACCAGTTGGTGCGTCAATATCCCATGTATCTCCAGAACTAGAAGAACGAGTAAATGGAACTACTACAGTATAATCAACTTCTGTTACAGACTCTATTGCATATGCTGGAATGTCATATATTAATGAAGTACCATTCATAGTAGGATTATTAAGAACTGTCACCCCACTCTGTTGTATTGCATTTGCTGAAAATGCTGTTGAGGTTGTGTATATAGATTTTACATTAGCAAAATTCTTGCCAGTATTCATT